TGGGAGAAATTCCTCGATTATTGACGTCCGCGTCTGAGATATTTTATAAATCGATGACTGGAATGTAGATTGCTTAATACCTGTCTGTAAAATGACGTATTTACTACAATATTCGAGCGCAGTCTGTTGGTCCCTTATCTGAGCGGCCTCCTCAATTGAGGGCCGGAGCAACTCAAAATAGGGGGCGACCTCTGCGTCGTCCAAATTATAGAGGATTGAATTGACAATTTGCTTGTCAGATATGACTCCAAGGGCCCGAAATACGACGAACAGAGGAAGCTCCTGACGCATTCCCTGAATTTTCACTTTAATTGTTTTTCCGGATGTAATGTCCTTAGCAGTAAGCTTGACCTCTGCGTTTTTAACGTTATACGGAGAATTTTCGCAAACGCTCCGGATTTCACATTTGTGGGAGAACTTGTTCTGGGTTTTTCCTTGATGGAAACAATAGACAATATTCTCAGCTTGTCTCTCCTGTGCGACGATGACCTTCTCATTTCCATTCACAATAAAATATCCACCATAATCATACTTGTCTTCTCCCATTTCTGTTAGAGTTTCATTTGAGGTATCATTCAGAACGCAATACTTTGATTGAAGCATCAGTGGGATTTTTCCGAGTTGATGGGCCAATAGGGGCGTGAACTCCGTCTCCTTTGGTTGCCCATTCGACTGATATTCGACCAACTTGTGATAAATATCGACTTTCAGAGTAAGACTGTATGTCAGCTTTTGAAGACGGGCGTCATTGGGGAACATTTGACGAATACTGCTCTGATCGTCCTGAATAATTGGGCGACTGATGTAAATTTTACCGAATTTGATGTGATATTCCAATTTGTTTCTCTCCAACTCTTTGTCGTAATCGGCGTAAATAACATTCTTTGAATTCGAATTGTATTCATCTAAAATTTCGTAAATTTTATTGTCAATGAAATTGTCGAATCCGTCGATTTGATGACGAACGATTCGGCGTTTGTCGGAAAAATATGAATTGCTTATAATTTTCCCATTACTATTTTTATTTTGAATTTGAGATACAAGTGTGGTAGCCATTATAATAATGTAGTAGATTATATTTAAATTGTTTTGGGAATAATTATTTCAATTTTTTTGTTTTATATTAAAGAAATTATAATTATATATATAATGAAAAAAGATACTCCAAAGAGGGACCGTGATTCTGATAATACGCATGTTAGTTCGAAGACTTCTAAAATAACTGCGACAAATACGATACGTACTGACAGATATTCATCCGGAGGAGGTGGTGGAGGTGATGATAGCGATGAAGAGTTTATTGATTTCATTATCGGGAAATATCACGAGCGTCAAAAGGAACTGGAAAATAAACCAGAAGTCGAGTATGAGTTAGTCCGTATCACAAAGGAAATAAATGATATCGATGATTTAATTGAACTCGCGAAGATTTATAATCCATTAGAACGAAAGAGGTATAATATTAATATGGAGGCCCTTAGTAAATTAGTGGAACCACTGACCGAATTAAAGCGGATGATTGGAATGCCCAAGTTGAAGAAATCCATTTTGAATCAGGTCATATATTTCCTTCAAGACTTCGAGGAGAAGAATGCGCATATGATGCATACTATTATCGAGGGACCGCCGGGGTCTGGTAAAACGGAGGTCGCCAAAATCTTAGGAAAAATCTATGCGAAGCTTGGATTTCTTAAAAAGGAGAAAGTCATGTCAGTTAAAAGGAGTGATTTAATTGGCCAATATCTTGGACAGACCGCAATCAAAACACAGAAGGCGATTGATACTGCGAAAGGTGGCGTCCTCTTGATTGATGAAGCTTACAGCCTCGGAAATCCAGAAGGACGTGATAGTTATAGTAAAGAGTGTATTGATACAATTAATCAGAATTTGAGCGAAGAGAAGAGTGAGTTCATTTGTATTATCGTTGGATATAAGAATTCATTAAGGGACAGTTTTTTCTCTTATAACGCCGGATTAGAAAGGAGATTTCCATTTCGTTATACAATTGATGAATATACGCATGAGGACTTGATGAAAATATTCAAAAAGTTGCTGGTCGATTACAAATGGGAACTTGTTGCCGAGGAAAAGAAATTGTTGAGTTTTTTTGAAGAAAACAGAAAAATCTTTGAGTTCAACGGTGGCGATTTGGAGACTCTAATTCAGAATTCGAAGATTACTCATTCACGCCGAGTTTTTACGTTGGATAGCGATGTCAAGAAGAAACTGACGATTGATGATTTGGAGAATGGACTCAAAGCTATGATGGATAACGAGGAGATTTCAAAAAGGAAAAACAAGTCAAGTTTTGATATTATCAGTCATTTGTATAATTAGAATGATTGTTATTTAACTAAAAACATTTATAATTTTTTCTAACTAATTATAAATGGAACAACCATCAAATAATAAAAAAAAAACATGGAACGATTATTTACCGGAGAAAAAATGGACAACTTATTTGGCTTACGAGTTATCAAATTCTAAAAATAAATCGAATATAGATACACTTTATAAGTATGAAGCTCTTTTAACACAATCAAGTTATTTATCAAGATTAGCGTATGTCCCTGCTGATATTTTTTGTAGGATGACTGAACATTTAGATATAACTCCAAATGCTTTTAATGATTATATTAAAGCAATTGAAGACATATATGATGATTTATTCAAATATAAATGTTCATATGATAGTAAATATATTCAAGAACATCCAAAATTTAAAGAAAAATTCAATCCTTATAATTTTAAAAATTCTGAAAAACAACTGGAAAATCCTAAACCAAATGCTTCTGAACAACCGAAAAATGGTAATGGTAATGGAAATGGAAATGGAAATGGAAATGGAAATGGTAATGGTAATGGAAATGGTAATGCTCCTGAACAAAAAAATGAAACTAATAAATTTAATAACAAAATAAAAAAAAATTCAACTCCAATCGGTTATTTTATTCAAAATAAAAAAAAATTGAATGCGTATATATATCTTCATCACAATAAAGATAGCAAATTTAACGATATCCCGACATTATACATTTCATTTAAAGGTTCAAGTAATTTTAATGATTTTTGGCATGATTTAAAAAGCGCAGTTTCTGAAAATATATCATTAAGTAACTTAGATATTACGAATCCAGTGATTCAAAAGAATAATGGTAAAGCATCATCAGTATTTATTAAAATTTTAACAAAATCTATTACAGATATATATAATCGTGTTATAAACTTAATAGAAAAAGAAAAAGAAAAAGAAAAAGAAAAAGAAACAAATTTAAATTTAAGAATTATTATTACAGCAAATTCATTAGGAGGAGTACTAGCTGAATTATTTGGATATTATCTTAAAAAATATAAATCAAAAGATATCAGTTGTCCAATACATATTATTACATTTGGCTCCTGTTGCGTATTTAATGCTGCTGGAAGAAACGAATTTAATAGTTTGTTAAATATATCAGGTCCGAATGTTTTTACATTGGATAGAATTACAGCAAATGGCGACCCAGTTGTTTTATTACCTGCTCATTTGGACCATGGAGGATACACTTTACTTAAAACTGAATATAAAGCTTTTACTCAAACAGGGCGAACAAATGAAATTGGAGAAATAAGAAAAATGTTAGGATTAGAACAAGGAGAATCAAAAGAAAATTATGATGGTAATGATTTATTAGTAAGTAAGGCTTTTATTAAATTATTTAAAAATTCATACCATTTTATAAAAAAAAATGACACATATGATTTTAAATTATATAAAAAAAAATATAAAAATCTTACTCCGAATATATTTAAAAATAACATAAATAAACTAAAAATAAAAAAAGAAGCTATTCCAAATTTAAAAAAACAAAGTGGAGGAGTTGAACCAGAAGTTGAACCAGCAGGAGTTGAACAAGTAGAAGAACTACCAGCAGGAGTTTCAGAATCTGAATCATATGAATTTAGAAAAAATACCAAAATTTATAAAAAAGAAACGCTCGATAAAATGCCTAATCAAATAAATTATTCATGTTATAAAACAATATCAAAGGGATTTTGTCATGGGGTCTATATGGGAGTATCATATATGAATGTTTTAAGATTAATCGGAGACAAGGAACCAGTCAAAGATTATATATTATACAAAACAAAAACAGGAAAACTATTTAGCTTACCTGAGGATGGTGAATGTTTTAGTCATACTAATTCAGAGTGTTCTCTTTCAACAAATGAATACATAGAACCAATAATTAATCCATCTGGATTCAATACAATTAAATCAACATCAAGATGTTCAATAATGTAATTATAAATTCAAAATATATGAAATTCATATATTTACAAATAAAAATCAATATAAAATAGAAACAAATCTAAATTCCGTCAATGTCATCCGTATCAGATGATTCACTATCCGATGAAACCTCAAATCGCCGGTTCTGCTTCAATTCAACAACACTATCACTGCTTTCATCTTCATCACTATCAGTTTCATCAGCCCCAACAAAAACAACATTCGAATTTGCTGGATGGTTGCTCGATTTGATATCATCAAAAGCATAGCTCCTAAGTTTTCCCAACTTAATCAATTTGCGAACCTGTTCTTTCGTATAATATCCCAAAATATCATAAGTCTGTTCAACATATTTCTCTTCCTCGCTATTCCTAAAATCACGACCCGATACTAAAACGATATCATCCGATTTAATATCTTGCCAACCTTTTAAGGCCCCACGGGCCCTCCCGACCGCTTTTTTAGCAGTATCTTGTAAAATCATGTCGAACCGCTTGTCGCCCAATTTACGAACAATACGCGCGTATTGTTGTCCTTCATCAGCAATTATAAACGGCGGTGTATCAAACGTCGTTTTCTTTACTTTCTTATATTTTTTACCTCCTTTATTATTTGGCATGTTGATATATTTACTTTATATATAGATTATTTTCTTTAAGCCATTTTCATCAATACAAGAAATATTATGAACATGACGAAGAAAATAAGGAAAATATATGGATTGAAACTGTATTTTGACCCAGCGCCTGACGCATTTTCAAAATGTTCAACCTCATTTTTACAGATTCCATAATATTGTGTATCAATTCCAGACTTTTTCGCATGACAATCATTCTTGTATGTAATACCATCGGCCCCGCAAACTGGCTCGTATTTATCTGGACATGTTTGACTAAGACCAACCGGATTACAACCGCATGGGAACTGATTCATAAAAACCCCACTCTGTTTTCCTTTATAC